AATGACGCGGATTTCAATGCGCAGCGCGCCGAGCGAGTTGTGCAACCAGGCGGCCGCGCCGAGCACGGCAGCCACGACAGGCACGGCGGGTGCGAATTGCTCAATCATGGCGAGATTCTCACGGCCTGGATGCAGGTCGCGTTGTCGTAGTTTCCTGGCGACGAAAGGTATCGAACGGTGCGCGAAGCCAGACTTGCAGTCGCCTGGAGCTTCACGGTCGTGGTCGCCGTGAGCGTCACGATGCAACCCATGTTCGCGTTGGCGACGCCGCCCACCTGCGACGGGTGCATCGAGCTGCTCGACGAAAGCACGGCGCCGCTCGTCGCATTCAGGATGCGAGCGCTGTACGAGGTGGCGCCGGAACTGGAGCTGTAGAACTGGCATTGTGCCACGAGAATCCATGTGCCCGCGGAAAGGCTCACGCTCGTGATGTCGTAGACCTGATTCGCGGTGGTGAGCGTCACATCGACGGTGATCACGCTCGAAGCGCTCGCAAGCCCGGCGAACTGCGGCGCGGCGCTCGACAGCGTGAGCACATTTGCGGCGGGTTGCGTGATGATGAGGTCGCTCATCGGGTCACCTCGGGCAACACGCTGAATGTTCCCTGAAACGCGCGCTCGACAACGCCGCCAGGCGACACGATCTCAAGGTCGTAGACGCCTTCAACGCCGTGCGCCTGGCCGTGCGGGGATGCGCCGAGCGCGGCGGTCTGCGCGGCCGTCGCGGTGATCGTGAGCGTGGTGTCGGGCGCGCTGTACGAGATCGCGAGGTAGCCGTTGGCCGTGGTCCAATCGAAGACCGTTTGGTTGTCATCGAACGAAGTGCGGCCCTGCGTCCGCGCCGTGTAGCCGGTGAGGTCGCGCGCCGAGAATGTCACCGTGAGCGTGAAGTTCGCGCCCTGGACGATGTTCATGTTGTAGATCGGAACGCAGCTCATAAGTACCTCACGGGGGGCAGGAGCCGTCGACGGCCTGCGTGTTGAGAATCAACCATAGGAGCGCGCCGTTGTTCTGACGCCACGGAACGATCCAAACCGCAGTGCCGTCGGGGATTCTAACGGGCTGAAAGCCTGCGGGAAGGCTCGCGACCGTCAAACCATAAGACACCTTCGCGCCGTTCGAGAGCTCGGACATGCTGACGGCCGTGCCCTGGACGCCGAGCGCCTTCGCCGCGACGCTGTACGGGCTCGCCGACACAAGCTCGGCCTCGGACCAGTTGTACAGCCACTGGTACGCAACGGCCGTGCCGGTAGCGCCGGTGATGATCGCGAGCAGCCCGTTTGACGGGGTGTGGTCGAACTGCATCCGGCGGACACGCTCGGCGTCCGACAGGGTGCGAGCCTGCTGCGAGCCGGTGCCGACTCTCACGACCACCAGCCGTTCTCGGCGCGCAGCTTGAGCCGAGCGTCGCCGCCGAAAATGTTGTTGAAGTCGGTCGAGGTGCGCGCGAGGCGCTTCCACTTGACCTCGGACAGCTCACCGGCCGCGGTGCGGAGCGGTCGCCCGTCGGCCGCAATCGTCGCGGTCTGCTCGTGGTGGTACCACTGGTCAAACAGAAACTCGAACACGACCTCGTAGAACTCGCCTTCGAGCTTGTTGATGCTCAGGCCGGTGCAGATGAGCGAGTAGGCCGCAAAGCCGCAGAAGGTCGCGCTGTTGATCTTGCCGACATAATTCGACAGCGTGCTTGCGGCTGCGCTCGTCGTTGTGACTGTCGCATCCTGCACGGCTCGCAGCCGCACATTGCACTGCGCGACATCGATGGTGCTTCCCTCGTCCGAAGACTTGAGCGAGGTACCTCCGATGTCCGTGGCGCTGGCATTGAGCGACGCCGGCGGCGAAACGCTCCATCCGCTGCGGAAGATCGTTTGGCTACGCACGCGCGTGCCGTACTCCATAACGATCGGCATTTGGTCGGCGTTGCCGTTCACCGGATCGACGATGTAGCGCGTGGACCAGTTCAGGGTGATCTGCACGACGCCGCCCGGAAGCGTCTCGTACGAGCAGTTTCGGAACCGGCACAGCGGGTGCCAAGTTCCCGTGCCAGGCCATAGGTCGCCCTCGGCCGGAATGACGCCCTCGGACCCTAGGAGCGCGACATCGTCGGGAATCGCCACCGGCGCGCGCGTTGCTGGCGAGCCCGTCGGCTTGCGCTCGACGATGATCCGATTCGTGATCGTGCCCGGGTTGTCCGCGCTCGGCTCGACGCACGAAATCGGCTCGACCTCGTGGTAAATGAAACTGGCCGTCGTGACGCTCATGTAAGGGCCCTCAGAAGCATCTGTGCCATGCTTACGCCGAAGTTCATCGCGTTGCCTCCGCCGACGAATGCGTTCACATCGGTGAGGAACGCTCCGCGCTGCGATCGCTCGGCCGCAAGCGCGTCGATCTCGGCCTTGAGCTGCTCGCCGCGCGCCTCACCGGCAGACGGAAGCTGCATGGCGAGGAAAGCCTCGGCAAGGCTCTTGCCGCTCGTCACTGCACCGATGAACGCAGCGGTGCCCGAAATGCCGTCGGACAGCGCCTCAAGCGCCTGAAGCACCTTGTTCGACTCGCCTCCAGCGCCAGCGAGGAACGATTGGAACACGCTCGGGGCCTCGGCGAGCTTCTGCGCGCGTGCCTCCATGCTGCTCAGGATCTCCAGCATGGTGCTGTTCATCTGCGTCGTGTTGATGCCCGTCTCGCGGAACTTCTGAAGCGCGTCGGTGCTGCCCTTCGTCGCCTCGGCGAAGGCGCTAATCATGCGCTGCGCGATCAGCACAGGCGCAGCCGCGGCCATTGCGCCAGCGCCGACTGCCGCGCCGCCAAAGCCCAGCTGGCCGAGACCACCGGCGACGCCGCCAAGCGCGCCGCCGCCGAGAGCGCCTAGGGCAGGCGTCGCGGCGGATCGCACGCGAGCGAGCCGCCGTTCGCTGTCCTTGAACGCCTTCTCGGCCTTGCGCAGCTGGCCCTCGACGCCGCTGGCGTCGACGGTCACCGGCACCTTGATCGTTGGGACCTTAGCCACGGGTTACTTTCCTCGTGAAATCGGCGAGCGCGGCTTCAAGCGCCGGGCTCAACCTAGAGACATTGGTCGCGTACGCTTTCGCCATGTACTGGAGCTGATAGCGCCGCGGTTGGCCGGTGAGGCGCTTGCGCAGGCCCTTGCGCCACGCGCGGCCCTTGCCCTTCCTGAGAGCCTTGTCGCCGTCGCGCGCCGCGTAGGGCGTCCAGCCGACCTCGTAGAAGTGCGAGCGCCATCCGGGCAGCATGTCGCCGTACCGGCCCTTCGTTTCGGTGCCTCTTGGCTTCAGGCCGGTTGACACGCCGACGGCGCTCCAAATGACGCCGCTCTTGTACTTGCGCGTCACTTGGATCATCGCGCGCTTCGTGTTGTGCGCCTTTGCGTACGCAAAGCGCTTGGCGCTTGTCACGACGCCCTTGCCCCACTTCCCCAGGCCCTTGCGCACGATCTGCTGCCGGATTCCCTCGGGCCATTCCTGCATGGCGTCGATGACCTTGCGCACATCCTCAGGGTCGAAGGTGAACTGCGCGGTGTACCCCGTGCCGATGCGCGTGGGGGTGCGTTCCTTGCGTCTTAGAAAGCGCGGCACGGATGCCCTCCCAATCGGGGATCTCAAGGTCTGCGTTTATCACGGCCACCGAGACGCCGTCGAGTCCAGTGCTCACATGCCGCAACGCCGCGCAGAGCACTCCGCGCGCGGCGTGTCCTAGTCCCGGCCCTCCGAGTACAGCTTCTCGACCTCCTTGGCGATCGCTGTCACGGTGTGCGCGTCGGCCGCGAGCGCCTCGTCGAGCGACGCAAACACAGGCTTGCCGTCCTCGACGAGGTGACGCCACACGAACCATGCGTGCAGCCTCGCGGGCGTGTTGGAGCTGACCTCGATCGCCTCGATGAGGTCGAGCGCCGACGGTCGGCGAAGCGTGACCACCGCGCCGCACAGCTCGGCGCGGTGGTCTGCAAGAGAAAGGGCGTCTCGGATCGACTTCACGCGATCACCACCAGGCCGTTCACCTGAAGCTGCACGGTCGCCTGCACGACCTCACCGGCCTGCGCCGTGATCGCGAACGAGCTGACGAACGCCGAGAAGGTGTAGGTCTGTCCGGTGTTCAGCGTGAGGATGAATGCCTGCGCGCTCGGCGCGGCGATCAGGTTCTCAATCGTCGTGTGCGATGTGCTCGTCTGATCGTAATACAGCGTGAGCGATGCGGTCGCGTTGCTGACGCCCTGGGTGTAGGTGCGGAAGTCCTGCCCGAGCTCGGTCACTTCGAGGATGCCGCGCTCGTTGGTGAACTCGACCGAGCCGACGGCTGCGATGTTCACGCCAGCGATGCTGATGGTGGTGAGCTTGGTGGAGAATGCCATGTGTTATTCCTGATAGGTGAGCGTGTAGGTCAGCGAATAGACGGCCGGTTCGGACTCGTCGCCGTCGGCCACGACCGGCGGCTCGACCGAGAACCCGCCCTCGGTCACGGCATGGAACTGGATGCTGTCGTAGGTGCCTTCCGTGCACGCGGTGCGCACCTGTGCGCCGATCGCGAGCGCGTCGAGCGTCGTGTCGGCGATGCAAGCGATGCGCAGCTCTGCGGTGCGCAGCGGGCTACTTCCGACGGTCGCGAGCGCCGTCTGCCCGAGCTCGTAGGTGATCGCGGGCAGAATCGTTTCCTGAAGCCGGAATCCGTGCGTGATCCGCGCATCGGGCACGAGATTGATCGTCGCACCGGCCGTAAGCATGTCGCGCACCGCGCTTTCAAGGCTCATGCGACCTCCGAACAATCGATTACCGCGACGCGGTCGGCCTCGTCGAGGTTGCGGATGGCCTGAATGCGCAGCGTCTTTCCGCGCACGACGAGCCGGTCAACCTCGGTCAGCCCAGCGCCCTGGACGGCCTGCCAGCGCGCTCGGACCTCGTACGCCTTCACGACGGCGACGCCGTCGGCGTACTGCTGCTCGTTCGCCGAGTCGTTGCGCAGGTCGCAGCGGAAGCTTGCGCCGTTCGTCCAGGTATCGACGCGCATGCCGAGCGCGTCCTGCGAGGTGGACGGCGTCTGCACGGTCGCGAGCCACTTCAGTCGGCCGGCAGAGATCATCGGATCATGCTCGCAGTGGAAAGGTGCGCGATCATGTACTCAAGCCCAAGCGGGACGGTCTGAAGCGCGATCGGCTGCGTGGCCTCGGGATTGTTGTACCAGTGTCCTACGAGCGAGATCACGGCGTGCACGACATCCGCGGGAAGATCGGCGTAGCCCGCGGTGTAGTTCACCACGACCATCGTGCCTTCCTTCTGCGCGGGCTGCTCAAGGAACCGCAGCACCGGCGCGGCGTCGGTGAGGTCTACCCAGTAGTCCGTGCTCGGCATCGTCTGCGACGCGCCCGAGCCGTCGGTGTAGGTGACGCTCGTGAGGCTTTGATACGGAACCACGGCGAACATCGAATCAACGAACTTCGGCAGCCGCATGACCTGCGCGGCCGTCTCGAAATTCAGCCGCGTCTTGCGCTCAAGCAGCGAGACAGCGGCCTCGCGAAGCCTCGTGAGCTCGCGGTCATCGTCATCGAAGTCCACCTTCAGGGCGGCCTTGATCGTGAGTAGCGGGATGCTCATAAACCCGGCTGGGGGGTTTCCCCCCCAGCCAGGGCGAAGAAGAAAATGGCTTAGCAGGTGATCGCGGCGAACGCGTTCGCGAGCGTGATCTTCGAGTCCGTGCGCGTGTAGACATACAGCGTGGTCTCGTGCGTCGACGCCGCCGAGTACGGATCCATCATCGATGTGATGCCGGTGCGGTCGAAGATCTCGAAGTAGTTGAAGTCGCCCACGACGGCGAAGACATTGTTGTTCGCGGTCGCGGTCGGCACATACTGTCCGATGCGGTACGGCACGCCGTAGATAGTGCCGGGCGCGCCGTTCGTGATGCCGCCCTCGTTGCCGACCTTCCACACATAGTCGGTCGTGTTGACCTTGATCTTGCGCACCGTCTTGAGGAAGGTGTCCGAGATCAACCACGAGAACCGCGGGCTGTTGCGGTACTGCACCGGCACGAGGTGCACGGTGTCGATGAGGTTGTCTCCGGTCACAGTCGTGATCGCCGCGCCTGCGAGGTCGGTGACCTGCGAGAGCGCCACGAGCTTCGTGTTCGCCGACGAGCCCGCGATGCCTTCCGGCTGCGAGCTGTTGGTGCCGGTCGTGTACGCCTCCTCCTGCTTCAGGCCGATTGAGAGGCCGCACTTGTCGGCGACATACTGAAGGCCCGAGCCGATTCCGCCGTTGCCGATGGCGTCCTCAATGAACTCCTGACTCATCTTGGTCGCGGTCACATACTTGTACGGCACGACCGAGATAGCAGTGCCGAACGACGGATCTGTCGGGCTGATCGTTCCGGCCTCGGCGACGAGCGAGGTGGTCGGCAGCGAGCCCTCGACCGCAATCGTGCGCTTGGAGTCGATCGTCGTGATCGGGCACATGCTGCGCAGCACATTCGACTGCTGCAGCTTGTTGATGATCCGGCGCTCGAGGTCGGTCGGGATCGCGGCGCCCGAGGTGCCGGTCGACAGCGCGCGCATCTCCTGCGAGTCGCCGCGGATCACGGCGTTCAGCCAGCGCTGCGCGTACGCCTCGCTGCTGCGGTCGTTCGCGTCGCCGAGGGTCGCGGCCTTCGGAGCGCGGGTCTCAAACATCGGCTGCGCTTCGAGCTTCGCCAGGCGAAGCTGCAGCGCCTGGAGCTGCGCGCGCTCCTCAATCGCGGTGAGGTCGGCATCCATGCGCGCGATCTTCTCGCGCTCCTCGCCGGAGCCGCGGAGCTCGACGGTCTGCGTCGCCTGGCCGGTGCGCTTGGAGAAAGCATCAAGCGCCTTGCGGTACTCGTGCACGGTGTTCTGCATCTCGTTCAACTCATCCATGACGGTTCATCCTTTGCAGGTGAAGTTCAAGCCGCAGACGCGCGGCCTTAATAGCAGCCGCGGAAACACTCCGCAGGCTTGAATTGGTTTGGGGATATGCAGCGTCCTGCACGATGGACACCTCGACGAGCCGAGCGCGCTTGACCAAGCGCTCGGTGCGCGTGCGGTTCCAAGATTCGTCCTCGACGACGAAGCCGAAGCTCATCTCGCCGGTGAGGTCGCCGCGAGCGAGCAGCTCGCGCACATCGTTGCCGAGTGTCGTTTCGGGCAGCGACGCTTGGAAGGCGAGCCCGTTGCGATCGCTCTTCAGGCTCAGGGTGCGCGACTTCGTGCGCGCGAGGAGCGCGGTCGGGTCGTGGTTGTAGAGGAGCTTCACATCGGAGCCGGTGCGCAGCGTCTCGGCGAATGCGCCTGGCGCGATCCGCTCGACGAACGCGCGGCCCTGCTCGACGATCTCGCGCGAATCCTCGCCGTAGACGGCCGCGTAGCCCGCGAGCGTGCGCCCGTCGAGCTTCTGCTCGGTCGCGTCGATCGAACGCCTAGAAATCATTTGGAGTGCCCTCCTGCGCGCTCGTGTCGGTGCCGATGTTGGTCGATCCGCCGCCGGTGCCGACATTGAGCGCGAGCGTCGGCTCGTCGAGGCCGGGCAGCGGCGCGAGGTCGAGCCGCGCGCGGGCCTCGTTGCGGGTCAGGAATCCGGCCTCGACGCCGGTGCGGAGCGCGGCCATCTGCTCGGCAACGCCCGGCTTCGCCAGCGTGTCGGTATCCCAGGTCACGGTGTCGAACGGTGCCGCAAGCTTCGCGACGATCTCGGCTGCCCAGGTCGCGAACCAGTGCGACAGGCACGCGTCCACATACATCCGAGACAGCCACTCCATCGTGCCGTAGGACGAGCCGACATCCTCCGAGAGGTAGGACGCCGGAACGCCATAGATGCGCGAGACATCGCCGATGCTGTACTTTCGCGCGCCGTCGAGCCCGGTATCGTCGAGCGTCGAGCTGATGCGCTCAATGCGCATGCCTTCGGCGAGCACGAGCGGGCGGCCGCCGTTGAGGCTACCGGCATGCTTCTGCTCGTAGTCCTGCATGATGCGCTGCCGGGCTTCGAGCGACAGCGGGCCCGGGTGCACCAGCGCGATCTTGGGATTCCCGGCGTTCTCGTATGCCTTGAGCGCCATCTGCTCTTGCGCAGCCAGCAGCGTGATGCTGGTGCGGCAGAGGTTGATTGGCGACTCGCCCCACAAGCCCGACACGCCTGGCGCTCGAAGGTGCAGCATGTCGGCGACCGCGATGTCGCCATACATGCGCGTCTTGTAGATCGGCTCGGGCCCGGCGAGGTCGAGCGACACGCCATCGGGGTCGAGCGGCATCAGCTCGACCAGCTCTCCGCCGCGCGTGCGGTTGATGATCGCGAACGAGTTGCCCCACAGAAGCGCCTGGAGCGTCATGCTGCGGCGGAACTCGAACGCCGACATGTAGCGGCTCGGCGAGGCCCAAAGCGAAGCCGCGCCACTCGCCGAGATCTCGCAAGGCGTGCGGGCGATGTCACCGGCGATGAGCGTGGCCGCGCGGTACACCGGCGTGTATCGCAGCGAGTTCAGCGGCGTCACGGTCGGCATCGACAGCGACTCGCTCGGCAGATAGGTCGCCGACCAAGGCTGGACGAAGAGACGCTGTAGCAGTCCGCGCAGCATGCGCGAACGCTAGCACTTCGTATTAGGCGCGTCCGGTTCTAAACATTATTCCTCGTAACATGAGGCTTGCTTGCCGCCCCACAGGTGCACGGCCATCACGGCAGCCATAAGAGGATCGATGATCTGCGTGCGCTTGCTCTTGTCGAGGATTAGGTTGCCGTTCCGGTCGCGCCGCACGACGGCGGTCTGACAAGCGCGCCGCATGATCGGGTCGCGGGGGTCAATGCGAATCTTGCGGCCGAGCCACATGTTCTGCCACAGGATGCAGCCAGGCGACATGCGGACACCCATTGCCATCGACGCCATCGGAACGCCGTCGAACTCCAGCTGCTCGACCAGGTACTTGGAGCCCCAAGGGTCGTACGCAATCTCGCGCAGCGTGAACTCCTTCTTGAGCTCACCGGCGCGCGCGCGGATTGCCTCGTAGTCCACCTCGCGCCCTGAACTGAGGCGCAGCCAGCCGTCCTCGGCCCACTTGCGGAACGGAAGCCGGTACTCCAGCTCGCGCGCACGGACCTCCTCAGCGGGGTAGAAGTACTCGCCGCGTACGGCGACCGTGCCATCGTCGAGCGGGACGGCCACGCACAGTGCGGACATGTCGTTTGACTTGCTCAGGTCGAGCCCGGCGTACGCCGTGCGGCCGCGCAGGGCTTCCCAATCGATCGGCTCGAAGGCCGGGTACAGCGCCATGTCTAGCCACGATTCGCCCTCCTCGCTCACGCGCGCGCAGTGGTAGCGGGTGAACTCGCCGCGGCCCGCGGCCGTGGCCTTGCTTGACGCCCAAAATCGCCGCAGCTGGCGGATGTCCGGCGTGCCATGCGGCATGGCGGGATTCGCTTTGACCCAGCAGCCCTCGTCTTCAGCCGCGTCGTTGGGATCGATCCCGTACAGGATGCCTTGCAAGGTGTCATCATCGGCTTCGCCTTTGAGGATTGCCTCGCACCGCGCAACCCACTCGCCGTAGACGCTGTCTGTCGAGGTGCCGGGCGTAGAGATAATCACGCCGAGCTGCTCGGAGCGCTTCGCGCCGGTGGTCGTGAGCTTCACCAGCGCCTCGCGCGACCGGAACTCGGCAGCCTCGTCGGCAATCCACATCGACGGGTTCAAACCGTCCATGCTCGCGGCCTTGTTCGGCAGGGCGCTAAGGGTGCTGTCCGCGCCCTTAAGTTCAATGCTGCTGTGCAGCACATCGACATCCTCGCGCTCTAGGCCGTTCGCCATTGTCCTGGCGGTGTCCACGAGCAGCATCGCTTGGCGCTCGGTGTTGGCCATCGCGTACACCCGGCGGCCCGGCGAGCTCAGAAGGTCGTACAGCGCGAGTCCGGCCATCAGCGTGGTCTTGCCGTTGCCGCGGCCGATCTGCACGACGGCCATCATGGTGCGTCGCGTGCCGGTGTCGGCCCAGCGCCAGCACCACAGATTCGCCAGGGCGAAGAGCTGCCACGGATGGAGCTCGAAGGGCTTGCCGGTAGCCGCGCCGACCAGCCCGATGGACCGGAAGAAGCCGTCCAGGCGCGCCAGCTCGTCCCAATCCATGCGGACATCGGAGCGCTCAAGGTCGCGCAGGAAGCGCTTCGCGGCGGCGTAGATCCACCTTCCGGCCACGATCCGGCCGTCCAGGACATCCTCGGCGTACTGCTGAACGGCGGCGCGGCTTTGATGCATCGTTTTTTCAGAG